GTACCTGAAGGTTCTTGTTCCGATTGAATGTTTTTGCTCTGCTTCAGCATCTCTAGTCTTGTTTGATTAACAGCTTGAGATAGTGCTGATGTAAGGATTTTATCAAAGTTGTCTGCAATGTAAAGCTCTCTAATCATCTTGTCTGATAGATACTGACCATCTTTGTAGTACCTGTTGACTTGATAATCTTCAAGATTTTCAGCTGCCTGACGGTATTTAGCTAGTTCCTGCGCAGGGATATCAAACTTACCGTTGATGGCAACATTTGCCTTTTCATCTTTCCATTGGAATGGAAGAGATGTCAGTCTGGTTTCAACGCCACCTAGACTAGACAGGAACTTTGACCTCTGTTCTTGAATCATTTGTTCCATCTCTGTGTCTACTTCTGGCTGTTGTTCAACCACCTGTTGTTTTGACAACTCAGGTAATTTAATATCCTGAGCTAAACTATCAAAGAACTCCTTCGCTTCAGTCACATCTGACTTTATGCGTTGGGACAATTTTTTCTGTTCTCTCTTGAGCTTTGCCTCATCTACTGAATACTCGTCAATTGTATATGACTCAGCGTATTCAGCCTCAACATCATCGTCATCAAACTCTGGGTTATTTGCTCTTATATATGCTTTTAGAACATTCTCATCACTCATGCTCTTTACTTCCTGAGCGAATTGTTTTGTTCCAAGTATTTCAAATAATTCTTCTGTTTTACCTTCAAGCAGCATTGCGTAAACTTGCTCACTGAGTTCATTCTCAAACTTAGGCTTGGCTTGGTTTTCAAGAGCTTCAACTATCTGCTCCCAGTTTTCAAACTTTCCGCCTGTTTTTGTTTTGATAAACTCATCTTCATCCACAAAGTCATCATCCTGTACTACAGGCTCTGCTTGGGTTTCCTCTTGTTGTACAGGTTCTTGTACATCATTCTGTACAGATTCTTGTACAACTTCTGGCTCTGGTTGTGTAACTTCTGGCTCCTTTATATTTGACTTCCCGGACAATAACGCTTCATAAGCGCTGTTATCTGTAGATGTTTCAGGAGCAACAGAGTTAACCTCTTCGCTTGTCGTTTCATTTGTTAAAGAACTTTCTGGTTGTTGTGGTGTAGCTTCTGCTACTTCTTGCGTTTTTGCTTGTACGTATTCCTGTACAATGTCTTTTGTTTCCATAATTTTTGTTTTTAGGATGAACTTGTCCTTAAACTACAAAACAAATATATGTAAATTTTTGATAACCAAAACAAAAGAGCACAGTAGAAACTGTGCTCGCAACCATGAAAACACGCATAAACAACCGAGTTATTGAGGAGTTCCCTCCTCTGTAATTTGTTCTGATACTTCTTCTTGCGGAGCTGCTTGCTCTGCCATTTGTTGGGAGGCAGCTTCCTGCATAGCAGCTTGTTCTAATAACTGAGGCTGGATTGCATTTCCCAGAATAGTATCAGCGAATCGCTTGATGTCTTCTGGTAGTGGCTTTCCGGTTGCTATTGATGATGTATATAAACCAGATGCAAACCTGATTAGCTCAACTTCCTTGTCTCCATCAGACTTACTCTTGTTGATAGCAACCTTTCCTTCTGATGATAGTTGTTCAAGCTGAGCATCAAGTTGTGCTTTGGCATTTGCTGATTGCTGCTGAATTTGTGCATTCATCTCAGCATTTCTTTGAGCCTGTTCCATCGCCTCTTTCTTAGACTTCTTAACAGCTCGTGATAGGTAGAGCTCTGCAAGTTTTGTATCTTCTATGTTTTTAACCTTAAATGCTTGTTCATATGAAATCATACCAGCTTGTAGCGCTGTATTGAGCAACTGGTTTAGCTCTGACCTGCTAGATGCATCATTGATTAAATCAACCTTTACATCAAAAGTCATGTCAAGCAAACTCATCTCGTATCCTTCAAACTCCTTATACTTCTTAGACTTCAGCACTACATTATCCCAAAGCATCATTGAAATCTTCTTAGAGGTGTCCTCCAGAAGCTGCATTGCGCCTTGATAGATATATTCTGTAGCATTGTTAGATGCTTGAATCTGATTCTCCATTACGCCAAGACCAGTCTTAACTGGAATCGATGAACCATCCCTGTACTCAGAAATACCCATCTCTTCACGCATTCTATCAAGCTCAAAGTTGTACTGCTGAATAAGTACATTTAGCATTGTTACATTCTGATTAGAAGGCAACGGTGTGATAGGTGGAGCTTTTCTTTCTCCGTCATCACCTGTTGAATCCCAGTATACACGACCTGTTTGGTCCCATATCTTCATCAGCTTGAGTGGCTCTACTGAATTTCCTAATCCCAAGTCTACGTCACGCATTCCTGATATATCAATCATGTAGCCATCAGGACGCATGGTAGCTATCAGCTGCTGCATCTTTAGGCGAATGACAATCATCTGACGGATAGGGCTCATTGCCTTCTCAATCATAGAAGGAACTAAGTTTCCGTTAGCATTAGGGCATATGACAGAGTAGGAGAAAAATACGTCTACACCATTTTGGTATGGTCTGATTTGATTGGGGCTGATATCCCACTTCAGCATGATTGGAGTATCACATACCCACAATCCCTGATAGATATTCATGCGCTTGGTTTCAATCACCTCACCTGCAATCTCTTGACCGGCTGGAGCTACTGGCCTTCCTTGTTTAGGTACAACCAGCATATTTCCAAACCTGTTTTCTGTCTTAACTGAATATTCTACGTCTACTGTCTTTACTTCAAAGTCAAATACAAGAACAGCATAATCATCATAAGGTCTGATTTCTGTGTACTTGTAAGAGTCTTTCCAGTAAAGGTTTTCAGAGCGTTTAAGTTCTCTTGATGCTTTTTGTGCGAGTTCAAACAAAGTCTCCTCGCTTACATCATACTTTCTTCTGATAGAGGATATCTTCATTGGATACACCTCACCGATGTATGAAATATCTTTACCATTGTCTGTCTCAAACACGTTATAAATCATGTTCTCAGGCTTACAACGCTTTACCCTGATATGGTCGTTTGCGTCATAGTAAAGCTTGGTACAGGCAAAGTTGGTGTCGATGATATCCCGAAGTACTTGTCTTTTGAGAATGGGATAGTCATTATCATCGAGGATTTTCTTAATTTTTTGCTCGAACATAATCTCCTCTGGAAGTCTATATTCAAGGTCGAAGTAGAGCGCCAAGTCGTCTTCATCTTCTGGGATAAATTTATCTGATTCAATTTTTTCTCCTAACTCAGCTTCAATAAGTTGAATCTTCTCCTTATTGTCCATTCTGAATTTAGCCTCCTGTTTCTCCATCTCCTTAGCATTGATGCTGATATCATCAGTAGCTTTTACTATAGGAGTCTCTCTTCTATTTAGAAAACCTCCAAGCAATATCTCTACAAACTTTGGAGCTATCTTAATTGGAGTCCAGTCTAGGTTGATATAAGATTGGTTTCCTTCTATTCTGAGAAGGTCCATAAATTCTTTCATTGTATTTACGCCATAGGAGAAATCCCTATTGGCTTTCCACTGGCGGTAACGTTTTCCGTAGTATCCGTCAGAGTTTCTATCAGCGCTATTAAAAATCCCTTGTGCTACCTTTAGTCCGTATTCCTTTTTTCTTTTCTTAGATGGTGCGTCCAAAGAGAGATTTAACAATTCATCTAAACTTGAGAATTGCATATTATTCCTTTTAAGCAAATATAGAATTTTATTAACAAACCTTTAGGATTCAGTCTATTGACTCCACTTCTCTATTAGGTTGTAATAGTACTCGTCTACCATCAGCCCTGACCTCTTTCTTTTGTCAATCCATTCTATCAAGTAGTCTACTCGCATTTTTCGAGATTTTGGAACTACTTTGTACCCTCCATCCCAGAACGGAGTCATCATCTTTCTGTAAAGAATGCTGCGCTTCTCCTTCTCCTCATCCGAGTATTTAGTGCCAGCTGGCTGAGATGTGTGGTACTCACGCTTCATTGGCTTATTCTTTTCATAGAAGGCGTAGTCCTGCCTAAACGCTAGAAATATATTGTCTACTATCTTTCTCCCCTTATCAGTGATTGAGTAGTACGCATACTTGTGGGCATCCATAATGTAGCCATACTCAACCAGCTTTTTCAAAAAAATTCTAGTTACAGGCTTGCATCCTATTGCAATCAGATATTTATTGATGTGGTCTTTTCTGAGCATCGTTATACCATGTAGGTATGACAAGGTTAGCAACTGTCTAATATCTACATCGTAGGCATCTTTGGCTTTTTTCATAATCCTCAATGCGTCATATATCAGATACACACCAATCTCCCTATCCTTCATCTTCTGGTGCATATTGTGTATATACTCATTTCTTTTGGCTACAAGCTTTTTGTACCCATGTATTTTTGGCTTGTACTTAGAAGATGTTTTCTTGACAATATCATTAATGTCAATATTCATCTTGATATCAAGACCCTGAAATTTTATTGTACGTGTTTTCACTTTTTATTTTGTTTAGCAAGTTGCTCTATAAGTGGTATACCTTTCTTCTCTGCTTCTTTAGCTTCCTCTTCTGACATCTTCATGTAATTGTTTCTCAGCCAGTTAGCTGATTCTACCATCTCACGTATGGATGTTGTAATCTTTTGGAATCTGTCAAACGACCTGTCATCAGATTTAAAATCTAGCTCAAAGTCGTTCATAGAGCGTGACAGCTCATTCATCTTTCTATTAAGAGAAAAGTATAGGGCAAACATGCCGTCTTG